CGCCAGCCCGCCACCGAGATTGGTTTCGCTCATCGGCGCGGCGGCGTACGCTTTGCGCGCGTCCCACAGATCGGGGTACTGCTGCAGTTCGTGGTCCGGTATTTGGCCGAGAGCTGTGGTCCCGGGCCCAGTCTCAATCGTCACGTGCGGCATGCCCTTGGCGTCGCGCAGCGAGTAGATGTTGCTGCGACCCGACATCACGTCGTCGCAGTATCCGCCGACGCAGTGGCCCATTGTGTCGCCCTCGTTGCGGAGGGCTTCAGATAGTGTGGTTTTCGCGTGAACCGCAGCGGGGTCCAACTGGCCGCTATACCCGAGGGCCTCGTTGGCATACACCGGCCGCCCGTTTACGTGCTCGGTTACGGACCAGCCGTGGTCCTCGGGGACAAAGCTCCCCGGGGCCTTCAACTGCACCCAGCGCATGCCGTTCGGATCGTCAGGATAGTCCTTGAACGGGTGGATCGCCGGGTTGTTCAGCCGCGCCGCTTGCTCGGCTTCCATCTGCTTGACACGGTACTGGTTGATCTTGCCGACGTGCTCCACGGCCTGCGGGAAGCTCATGCGCTGCAGGCTCTCGGGCCGCACCGCAAGCTCCGGCGGCAACTGGCCCGACATAGCGTTCTTCATCTCGTCGCCGAAGTGGCTGAGATCGAAATTAGGCCTGACACCGTACAGCGGCTCCGTCGCCGGTTGCTTGCGCAACCACGGAGCGGCCTGCATCAGCGCGCCCTGCGCGACGGGATCGTTCGCCCCATAGTAGCTCAAGCCCGGCTGCAGGTGGTGCGCGGTGTCAGCGGCGTCGCCCGCGAAGTCGTTCGTGAACGGCGGCGGGTTGTGCTCGGTGCGGATTTCGCCTTCGTGGCGCGGCACCGTGTAGTAACCGATGGGGTCCGCTTTCAGACTGTCGTTGACGGTCTGGTGCCACCGCTCCGGGGTCATCTCCGGGTCGTAGTGCATCCCGCGCGCGGCGAGATCGCGCAGCGGGTCGGTCGGCGAACCGAAGTCCGTCTTGAGGTACTTCGCGAGCGACTTTTCGAGCCAGTTGCCGAGCGGCGTGGCGTTGTCGCTCAGGTCAGGCGTGCGGTCGATGATGCCCGCGTCGAGCCGCGCCGTGCGCGCGGCGGCTTCAGGGGAGAGGTTGATGCTGCGGTATCGGTGCTCCGCAGCCGCCTTGGCCATTGCATTTTCCACGGAATACGAAAGCCCCCCCGGAGAAGTGTCCCCACCCGGGCCGATAAGCTGGTATCTTTGGCTGGGTGCTGCGTGCTCCCCCCGGTCGCGCACCTTGTACCCAGCCGCTTGCGCATCGCGCGCAGCGAGCGGCGCGTCCGGAAAGAACTGGCCCCCACGCGGCTTGGCCGCCAGCGGAGGCAGCTCAACAGGGCGGGGCGGCGGCAGCGCGAGGACGCGCGGCGGCGCGGGCAAGGCCCGGCGCGGCACGGCCAAAGGCACGGCGCGGCGTTCCGCAGCCTGCGGGGCGCGGCGCTCGGCCGCGCCGACCAACATCTCGAGGAGGTGGCTGGCGGCGCTCATTTAGTATAGGGGCTGATATTGGGCGCGATCATTATCGGCGAGTTGTCACGCTCCTCCGACTGCGCCGAGGCCAACGCTTGCGCGGCCTTGGCGTCGAGCATCGGCCCCCGGCTGGGGTCGACCTCGGCCAGCTCGTACACCAGCTTGGCGGCCAGACCAGCCACAAGGGCCTCGTACCAGCGCTGCGGTACTTCGATCTCCTGTGTGAGGGTTCCGACATCCATGATGTGCCGCGTGCGCCACAAAACGATCTGCTGCGCCGAGGCCGTGCTGTCCGGCACCGGCCAAAGGTGCATCACCGGTTGTCGAACCTGACGGTCGAACCAATACTGCAGCGGGCGGTTGCTCTGAAACGTCTTGTTCGGCAGGCTCGTGTAGTCGTCCCGGTTCATCCGGTAGAGCGGTATTTCCGTCGGGGTGTTGCCAAAATACACCGATGCCAACGAAAGCGTACCCGTCGTGGCGCGGATGCGGTAATAGGCCGACGCGGCGACCGTGTCGAGATCGAACCACGACCACTCACCCGCGACCGCTGCCGGGGCCTCGGTCTGGATCGTCGTCCACGTGCTGCCGTCCGGCGAGCGCTCCAGCGCGAGTGGCACCGAGGCCGCCGCCCACTGCGCGCCGATGGTGCTGACGAAGGTGGCCGCGCTAAACGCGGTGGTGTATGTCGTCGATGCGGCAGTGTTCGTGCCCGTAACGGGCTGCAGCCAGCGCAAGTTGCTGTTCAGCACATCGATGGTGCCGAGATCGAGCGTCAGCGCGGACACGCCTGCGTAGAGCGGGTAAATTTGCTTCTCGATGGTCCAGAGCTGCGGACCGTTGTTGCCCCAGTCGGCGAGCAGCAGGAACAGCTGGTCCTTCGCGATGTCGACCGTCTCGGATGTGATCTTCTCCGCAGGCAGCAAACAACGGCGGCATGCGTTCTCGATGACGCGCCGCGTGGTGAAGGTCGTCTGGGAAACCGTACCGGAAAAGGCCATGAGATGGTGCTCGTTTAGGGCGGCAGCAAGCCATCAAGGGCAAGCATCTCCGCCGTTACTATACCGCAATCGCGCGCGGCTCGCAAGCTACTCGGCTTTGGCAGCGCCCACCGCAATCAGGGCTTCCGCATCGGCGTGCATTTGGGCTGCGGGGCTCACGGCGCAAGCATAGAGCAACCACACGCTCTTAGCAAGTTACATCAAAAAGAAGTTGCCAGTATTTGGCGCGGTGAACGTGATCCCGGTATTGTTCCCGCCGTCCACGTTGCCATCGCTCGTGTAGGCAAGGAAAGTTGCGCCGCCCGTAAAATTCATGTCCTTGATCGTCATCCCGGTGAAGGTGACGGTGCCGGAAGCCTTGCTAAGCGTGGCAGCGCTGCCTGCGGTGTCTGATCGCAGCGAGCAGTTGGATAGAGTAACGTTGGTGACGACTGTCGTCTTGGTTGCTTCAAGCTGGATTTCGCCGGTCGAAGACTGAATTGTGCCGATGGTGGCGCAGTTGGAAAGCCTTGTCGTGCCCGCAGTGTTTAGGACGGTGACATTGCTGCTGTTGATGCCCTGAAGTACGTGGGTGACGTTGTTGATGCACTCGATGACGAACCCGGCTGGGAACGTGGTCAGGCCGAAACTGCCCCCACCGCCGCTTACCTTGAACCTGCCGCCGCTGCTGGTAATAGTGGTTGTGGGCGAGCCAGATGTAGACGTGTTCCAATTGTCAGCGGTCAGATTATAGGCACCGAGCGCGACAGTTTGCGCGTCGGCCCAGAAGGTATTCGCAGCCACATCACTGCCAAGCGTCAGTGATGCGCCAACGATCAGCGTGTTGCTGATCGTGCGCCCATTGGTAACCAGCGTGCCGGATACGGTGAGGCTGCCGCTTGCGTTGTTCCACCCGCCTGAGCCGCCGCCCAGTCCGGTCGGGATTATCAAGTTGCTGACCGCGAGACCCGCCGCGCCGATTGAGACCGATGAGGTGTAGCCGGAGAAGCTGAGCGAAGCGAGAGAGCCCGTCAACGTCGTCACTTGCGCGCCGCTACCACCAGCGAGCGTCAAACCAATGCCCGATGCACCGGCCGACACAGTCGTTGAAAAGGTCCCGACGTTGACCGTGACCGATCCGGGGTTGGTCGTTGTGCCCGCAAGGTTTAGTGCCGTGCCGCCCGCCGAAGCGACGTTGATAACGACAGTGCCGCCCGTGCCGAAATTGAGCGTGCCCGTACCCGCCGAAGTGCTGAGGTTTCCTGCAGTGAGAAGCTTGCCGTTCATGGCAAGCGTGCCGATGCTCACTGAAACAGCGCCCGTCGTGCTGAACGCACTACCCATAGTGACGGTGATGCCCGAGCCGCTGATCGTCAGCGGCGCTCCCAGCGCGGCACCATTGGCATCAAGCGCGCAGCTTGTGGAACAGGTAACGGTGCCCGTCCATCCAGAGGCGGACACGCCCGAAGCAGCAATGGTGAGCCCGCCCGCGCCGAGCGTCATGGAACGCGTATTGGCGAATGCCAGAGTACCCGATGATGGCGCTTTCAGGGTCAGGCTGCGAAGCGCTGTCGTGACCGAGCGGGTGGCCGTGTAGGATGCCGATGCGGTATTGTTATCGAACGTCACATCGTCCGAGGAACCGGGAACGGCCTGCCCGCCAATGCCGCCCGACGTAAGCGCCCACTTGACGCCAGCGGTTGCGTCCCACGTGAATGCCGCCGTTACAACGCCTGTCGAGGCTGCAAACCTTGCGGCCATAGGCTAAGCCTCCTGCGCCACGGCGATGACATCCCACTTGGTATCTGCCGCGTTGTAGATCGCGCCAACATAGACTGTCTTGCTGATGACTGTTGTCGTGGGGATCGTCACGCCGATTGCCCGAAAAACCCCGTTCCATGTCAGCGCTCGTGCGGTCCCGTTGTCCTTAAAGCGGAACGTCAGTTTATCGCCATCCAGCGGAGTTCCTATGGGGGCGTTGACTGTCAGCGCCGCCGCCTGTGCCGTGCGCGCGTGCATGTCATAACTGCCGAGATCGGGCGAGATCGTGGCTGTGCTGGCCTGACTGTCCACGCGCGGGTCAATGCGCTTGCTTGAAAGCGTCTGCGCATCGGTCGTGCCGACAATTGGGCCGCTCGGCAGCGTTGGCTTGCCGGAAAGGTCGCTGTAGGCCCCGGTTGCGGCCACCGTCGCAAGGCCAAGGTTCGTGCGCGCTGTTGGCACGTTTAACAGGTCGCTTAAGTTGTTCCCAGCGAGCAGCGCACCGACCAGATTGTGTTCAAGGATCGTCCAGCTTGCGCCCACCGCCGCCTGCGTACCGCCTGCGTTGGTGGTGTTGCAGACGATCATGTCGCCTGCATCAACCGAAACGCCGCTCGCGCCGCCGATCTTGCCAGCTACCGAGATCACATAGGCATCGCCCACCGCTGCCGCTGGATAGTTTGGATTGGTCGAAGCGTCGATTGATCCCTTGTATTTTAGCGCCGATGTGACCGACTGGTCAACATAGGTCTTGGTCGCCTTTTGGCTCGGGACGCGGGTGTCGCTGTTGGCCGTGAACGTGCCGTCAGTGTCCACATTGAGCGCGGATGAGGTGCCAAGCGAAGGCCCGCCTGTAAGATCGCTGTAGGCCCCCGTAGCAGCCACTGTAGCAAGGCCGAGGTTCGTACGCGCGGCCGACGCCGTAGATGCCCCAGTGCCCCCATAGGCGAGCGCCAACGTACCGCCTAGTGTGATCGTCCCGCTTGTCGTGATCGGCGTACCCGAAAACCCGAGCCCGGTTGAGCCGCCGGACAGCGCAACGCTTGTGACCGTGCCCGATCCACCGGGGGCCCAGCCAGCTGCGGTCAGCACATACGCTTCTTGCCCCGCCAGCGGTGCTGGAGCCTCTCCTTGAATGCCGTCCAAGCCGCCAGCAGGCGGCGTGAACGTACCAAAATCAACGATCCCCGCGTGGGGCGCTACGGACACTACGCGAGGCTTTCGATGAACGCCTTGTGCTTGGCGATGAGGTCGGCTTCGAGAGCCTTGGCCTCGGCTTGTGCGGCGATTGCGTCGTCTTTCGCCGCATCTGCTGCGGCGATTGCGGCGTTCAGTTCGTCAACACGTGCATCGAGCCCGGCCTGCGTGGCGGCCGCAGCCGCCACCGCGTCCTGCGCGGCGGTGAACTTGGCGGTGGCCGCCCGGCTGGCGGCGCTGGTCTGCTTGCGCAGATCGGCGGCTTCGGCCCGCGCGTCGGCGATGATCTGCCCGGCGTCGGCGTTGGCCTTATCCAGCAGCGCCTGCGCGTCTGCAGCAGCTTTCGCCAGCGCGGCCTCGGCCTCGGCCTTCTCGGCGGAAAGCCCCTCGCGCAGGGCGACGATTTCGCTGGCCTTGCCCGCGAGAGCGATGGCCTCGTTGTTCTGGTCGATGCTGCTCTGCAGCTCTTTGAGCTTGGCGGCGTACACTTCGGGGTTGGCCACGACCGCGAGAAGGTCGAACAGCGCCCCGGACCCGCTGGCGCTGCTGCCGTCGATGTTGGTCGCGATCATGCGCCGAGGCCTCCGTTACCCGCTTGGATGACAGTGAACCGAGCGTTGCCCGTGCCGCTGTTGCTCTTGATACGGACGGCACGCGCCGGGTAGGCGAGATTGCTGTCGGTCGTGGCGGTCTTGGCCGTGAGCGACGGGTGGTCGGTCCAGTTGCCGGTGCTCGGGTCGTACGCGTCCGCGAAAACATCGTCGAAAGTGTACTGCACCGTGACGTTTTCGGTCCCGGTGATCAGCACGCTCAGCGCGACGGCGGTCGGATTGGCGTAGAGATCGATGGGGATCGGCACGGATACGCCGGTCCCCGTAACGTTGACAACAATGGGGCGCATGCGCGGTTCCTTAGTCGGTGCTGCTCGACTTCTGGACGTAGTTGATCGTCACCCCGACCGAGCCAGCGGTCGGCTGGCCGACCGAAGTCACGGTGACCACGACCTGTCCGTTCGTGCCGATGCTTGACATGGCGAGCAGTTGCGCACCGGTGTAGCTCGGGGTCGCGCGGCCTGCGGTCTTGGCGTTGACGCCGCTGGCGTAGGTGGTGTCGCCGGTGGAGATACCTGCCGACAGCGTCGCCGAGGTGGCGCTGTTGTACGCAGTCGTGACATCGGGGACGATGCTGGTGATCTGCGAGTTGTACGGCAGGTTGAAGGTGAGGTTCTGCACCAGCGTCGCGTCGAACGCAACGGTCTGGAACTGCGAAAGGTGGGCGAACCCAAGGTTCGAGCCGCCGCTGTAACCAGCGGGCCGGTCGCCCGAAATCAGCGGGCCTGAAAAGGTAGTCTGGGACACGTGTTTTCTCCCGTGAGAACCGAAGGAGGTGCCTCGGAAATCCAAGGCACCTCCCAGTCGGCTCAGATGCCCGGCGTGCCGAACAGGCCGCGCGGGTCGGTGAAGCCGAACGCATAGCGCTCGGTGGCCTTGTAGCGCATGCTGTCGGTTTCGAAGTCACCCTCCATCGACTTCTCAAGACCGCGACGCATCGCGAGCTTGAGACCCTCGGGGGCGTCCGTCTGGACGAACCACGCGGTGGTCGAGGTGATGCGCGACAGGTTGGCCTGACCGTCCGGCAGCAACGCCATCGACTTGACGGGGTTGATGTCGTTGTTGGCCGTACCGGCCCGCAGCGCGGACTTCAGCAGCACTTCCGCCTGAAACACGTTCGAAGGACCAGTGACGATCTTCTTCGGCGTGAGCCGGATGCGCTTGCCGTTGTTGTCCACCGCGTTGCGGATTTGGATCAGCAGCTGCTCGAGCGACGTCTGCGAAAGGCTCGCAGCCGTGGCCAGCTTGTTGCTGAACGTACCGGTAGCAGTCGGGTGCGCAGTCGAGCAAAGCTCCACGCCGTCACCACCCAGATACGAGCTGTTGAAGGCCCGGTTGATGATGTTGGCCCCAAGGGTTTCCTTGGTCTCGATCAGCGACTGCGCAAGGTGCTTCGCATAGGTCTGGCCGATGCGAATGTGGTCGCCGTCTTCGACGAGGACCTTGGTCAGCGCGAACGCGAGACCGTACACCTTGTAGACGTAGCGCTGGATGAACAGCACGCCGCCCGACTGGTAGGTGACCGGCATGCCGTCCGGGAGTTCCGGCGCGGCACCGAAGCCGAACAGCACAGGCTCTTCGTGGTAGTTCCGGGGGATGCCCTTGAACTCCTTGAAGACCTGCGCGTACTCGTCGGCGCGCTGGTCGTAAACACCGTTGAACTCTTCGTTGAGGATCGGTTCGACGATGGAGCGGAAGTCAGTTGACCTCATCGGGGTAGCCATGGCTCAGCCCTCCTTAGTAAGCGGCCACGTCAGCAGTATTCTGATGCTGACTGATTTGGACCTGAGCGATGACATAGGTATCGCCGAAGGCGTTATCAGCGCCGGGGGTGATACCAATGAGGCGGAACGATGCATTCGTCGTCGCCGAAGAGACGTCGAGCATCTGGGTCGAAATGCCGACCACGGCGTTACCGGAGGCAGCGGTGAAGTTGTACTGCTTGCCGATGTCGATCTGGTTCAGCGCGGCGTTGCTCTGAATTTCGTAGATGATATTCTGGTCGCGGGTGTGGTAGGCCACGATGTCGGTGCCCGCCGTCGAGGCGGTCCACTTGTTCGACACGCGCCGACGGCCGTCGGTGTCCGTCCATTCAACGCCTTGGAAGGTACCGATGAAGCGGTCGCTGACGGCAGCCGCCGCGATGGTGCCTTCGCCGGTGGACGAGGGCACGATCTTGACGGGCTGGTTGGCATAGATGGTCGTGGCGTAACCCGTGAGGATGGTGCTCGCGACAGTGCGAACAACACCGCTCGGGTGGTTCACGGGCCGGAGCCCGAAAGGCTGGGAAGTGGCAGACATGGCCATTTACCTCAAGATTGGGTTGCGGGCCGCCTAAGTGAACTCACGTCGGCGGGGCTTGTATTCGCGCATCTCCGTCATCCCATCACCCTCCAAGAGGGTCGCGCCGTGCTGTTCTGCCTGCTCGCGAAGCATGTTCGCGACGTCGGCCAACTTGTCTTCCTCGCGCATCGGAGCGTCGTGGTGGGCTTCCTGCATGAACTTCTGATAGAGGCTCATGGGCAGCTTGAACGCGAGCATCTCGTTGACGCCGATCATCCCGGCGTATTCACCGGTTTTGACTGAGGCGTACTCCATCCCCGGGACCTCGTCCGGCCGCAGCGGCTCGTAGCCAAGCTGCATGCGGCGGTGGATGGGGTCACGCGAGTTTGTCGTCGTGAGCCAGCACATATGGTAGCCGGGGCTATCCGGCAGATTGGGAAGTGCGTCGTTGAAGAGTTGCTGACGGAACATCTCCAGTCGATCATCCTCCGACACTTCGCGGCTCTCGGTTACCGCCCGGTCCTCAGTGCGTCGCTCGTCGCTTCGCACTTCATCCCGGCGTACCCCAAGGCGGCGGCTGTCGCGTTGACCAACAACGTCGTCCGCAGTGCTATCAGTTTTCTGTGTCGTCATGGTCTCACTCCTTGTTCAGCGAACCGACTGACGATCATAGTCCTGATAGGACTTGAGTAGGCGCTGGCGACGAACTGGGTCGTCCCATACACCGGCCTCGATCATAGCCTGCTTTCGCTCTGGTGTCACGTATATTTCTTTGCGGGTCGACGCCGGAGCGTGTTCTCGCGTATTTCCGGTTGGCGGCCCCTTGCGTTTGCCGCTGTCTTTGGCCGCAGCCGGGCCGTCTGCGCCCTCGCCGAACGCCTCGGACACACGCGCCGTCAGTTCCTCCCAATAGACGCGGGTGGCCGGGTTGTAGCCCTCCTTGACCAGCGCGGCGTCGATGGACTTGGTCAGCGCGCTGTCGCGGTCAGTGCCTGCCGGGTTGTACCACGGATTGGCGTCGATCCACTCCTTCGCGTGCGTCGCGACGCGCGGGTCGACCTGCGGCTGCTGGCGGGCTTGCTGCACCTGCTGGAAGCTGCCGAAGAGCTGTTGCACCTTCACCTGCGCCGTGTCGCGCAGACGCATCGCTGCCACGACGTCGTCGCCGTTACCGGCTTCGGTCGCTCGGGCGATGATGTTCTCCGCCATCCGCACCTCGTTGGCAGCGGCTTCGAGCTGAGCCTGCAGGCTCTGTTCGCTGGTGCCGACCGCGTGGCTCTCGACGGCGGTCAGCCTGCGGAGAAGCTCCGCGTTCTGCTCGCGCACCATGGCCAGTTCGCGCTCAGTGCGTTCGCGGGCCCGCTTGCGGCCGTCACGGCGCTGCGCGCGGCGGCGGCGATGGGCTGAGGTGACCTCGTCGTCGCTGTCGTCTTCGGACGCGGCAAGACGAGCGTCATCGCCGCTGTCGTCATCGTCATCGTCATCATCGTCTTCGCCTCCAGCGCCTGCTTCGACCTTCGGCTCTTCGATGGGGGTCTCGACGGGGATCAGTTCGCCCTCTTCAGGGTCTTTCTCGGTAAGCGCGGTCATGCTTCGAACTCCTCGTTGGTGACGACGCGCCAATCTTCGGCGAGCACGTCTGTCTGGCTTGCGAGCCACGGGACGACTGTGTCCTGCGCGGTTTTCATGTCGATGTGGGCGTGGTAATCGATCACCGTACCTTCGGGGTAGATGCCGAGCAGCGGCGGGCGGTTGACGACGAACTGCGAGCCGGGGACGAGAAAGAGGAACATCCCCTTGCCGTTCCAGCCTTCGCGGGCGACGCGTTTGCCAAGCTTGAGCATGGCGAGTGCGGTTCCAAAGTCCATCATACGAACGCCTTCATGGTTGTGGGATCGCCGGTGACAGCACCGATGATGTCGAGGTCGTTGAAAATGACGAAGAAGCAGTCCTGCTCGCCGTCAAGGCTGCGCACCTGCCAGCGGTCGCCGCCATACTTCGGCACGCGCACGAAGTCGCCCGGCTCGCACCAGTTGCCCTCGGGCCACGCATCGGCCGTCGTCCGGTTGCGGAACGCCAGCACGCCGGTCGAAATGACCTTGGCCACCTGCGTGTTCCATGCATCGGTCTCGCGGGTCTCGTCGGTGAGGATGATGCCCCCCGCCGTCTTCCTCTTGGGCGTGCGGATTTGCACCAGCACGCGGCTGCCGAAGGGTTTCACTCCCGGGTCACAAGGCGGAAATGCCTCGCTCAACCCGCTAAACTCGGTCGTCATTCTCTGTCCTTTCAAAGTCTTGCGCCGTGTCGTTCCTCGTCAAGGAGCATCTGTTCGATGATTTCCGCCGCGCGGACCAGACCGGTGTACACTCCGACGACGCGCCCATGCGCGAACACGTCGCCGTTGGAAGGCTGCTCCATCGCTTCTTGCGCCACGCGTGTGCGCTCCGCTTCAAGCCGTTGGAGCAGCCTTGCCGTGTTCACTTGTTGACTTTCTTTCCGCCGCTCTTGTCGGCGATGGGCTTCTTGTCGATGCCCGCCGCCATGAGGTGGTGGCTCGGGGCATTGCCCGCATTCAGGACGGGCTTGCCGCCCGGCGATGCGCTCGTCGCGTTGTTCTCAGCCATGGGTCATTCTCCGGGGTTGATGCCGGTCCCAGTGCTCAGGGCTGAGCGCTGTCCGGCGTCGATCTCCGCAGCCGAAATGGCGGCGGCAGTCTGGTTGTCCTCTTCGTTCATCTGCAGCTTGGCCGAACGGTCGGCCTCGCGGCCTTGGACCTCGGCGGCCAGCTTCTGCTGGTTGAAAACTGCGAGTTGCTGGTCGAACGCGGCCTTCTGCTCGGCCTGTTGCTGGTCGAACGCAGCCTGCTGCTGCTCGCGCTGGGCTTCGAGGGCCTGCTTCTGCTGGTCGCTGGCCGCCTGTTGCTGATCGCGCTGGGCCTCGATCTGCAACTCCTGCTGCGCGAGCGCAGCTTTTTGCTGGTCGCTGGCCGCCTGCTGTTGCAGCTTCTGCTGGTCCATCTGGGCTTGCATCTGAGCCTGCTGCTGCGTGGCCTGCAGCTTCTGCCCCTCGAGCGCCAGACGCGGGTCCTGCTGCGCCGGGTTCGGCGCAAACTGCTGGAGCATCTGCTGCGCCTGCTGGATGATCGGCGGCATCTTGGCGAACCGCACGTCGCCCTCCTGCAGGATGATCGGCGCGGCCGCCGACAGCAGCTTTTCGAGGGCCTTCTTCTCCTCGGTGTGGTCGACGTCTTCCTCTTCGGCCATCTCCTTGAGCATGTCGCTCACGTCGCGGCCAACGGCTTCGCTCACCTTTTCGAGGATGGCCGTCGCATACCAGAGCACCATGTGCTCCTTGAGGTGCGCGAGCATCGGCCCGGTGAACGTCTGCGCGATGATCGGCAGCTGGCCGAACATGGGGTTGGTCATAAATGACAGGTGCGTGTTGAGATGCGCGAGGTGATCTTGCTCGGGGAACGCGATGATCGGCTGCCCGAGGGTAACTGACACGTTCTCGGCGACCGCGTTCTGCTCCTTCGGTGTCTGCTCGGGCATGAGCAGGCCCTCGCTGTCCGGCACCTTGAGCACCTGCAGAATGCGCTCTTCGATCTTGCGCTGGTTGTACAGCTGCGGGTACATCTGCGCGCGCTGCGAGATGGCCTGCACCTGCCCGAAGCGCTGCGCTTCGCTGAAAATGTTCGGATCGCTGACCGGGATGACGTCGAGCGGGCCTTGGAAGTCCTCGCGCGTCGCCAGCTCCTCGCCCGCCTCGCGCACCAACGCCTCGTTGTCGAGATACCGGCCGTTGAGCCGGTCGAGGATGCGAATGAGCCGCGTCATGCTGTCGCACAGACGGCCGTGGATCGCGCTGAACACGACCATGCCCTGCTCGATCTTGGCGAGCGTGGTGCCTACCGGGGCGTTCTGGTTGCTCTCGGCGATGTCCTCCATCGACGTGCGGACGACGCCCTTGCCCGCCTCGACCACGAAGCCGAGCAGCTCGTACAGCACGCCGGACGGCGGGTTGAACGGCATGGGCATGGCCAGCTTGCGGATGTCGTCGACGCCGATGCCGCCCTCGATCTCCACCACCTGCGTCGGCTGGACCTCGATGTTCTGGCCGCCGACCTGCCCGCCCTTGAGCTTCAGCATCGTCGCCGAGTTGCTGATGTGCGCGCTGTCGAGCAGCGCGCGCAGCGACCCGGTGGCGGCCGCGCTCAGCCCGCCGATCATGTGCGGCAGGCCGATGGGGTATGCGCCGCGCCACGGGATGAACGGGAACTCGACGAACGACTGCATCTCGGTTTGGGCCTCGTCATCCTCGGCCCAATTGCGATAGAGCGCGAGCACTTGCCCGCTCGTCTTGTCGATGGTCAGGATGTAGGGCGCGGAGCCATCGGCGCTGTCGTCCCCCTCGATCTCCAGCTCGGCATAGATTTCGAACACGGTGCGCAGACCGTCCTCGTTGTAGCTGGACGCCTCGCGCCCCTCGATGCGGTCGTTGGCTTGGCCGGATTTGCTCTGCTCGGGCTCCATGCTCGCGGGCGTCAGATCGACGTCGCGGTACATGCCGCTCTTGACCCGCTTCTGGTAGTCCAGCTGCGTCAGGTATTGCACGTGCGTGCGGCGCTGCGCGGTGTAGAAGTTGGTCGCTGCATAGGGCAGGAGCATGTCGTCGATGGCAACGAACAGGAAGCTGGGCCGGTTGCGCTTTTCCTCCCACGTGACCTTGAGATACTGCGCGCCGCCGAGCGGCAGCTGGGTCATCATCTGCTCGAGTTCGGCGCGGACCTCCTCGCACTGGACGGTCATCTGCCAGTTGAGCAGCGCGGTCTTGCGCTTGGCGCGTTTGATCTTCTTGTCCGTCACGCGGCCGGGGACGTAGTCCTTGACCGGGCCGCCGTTGGGGAAAACCTCCTTCATGGCGCGCGCGGCAAAGTCCACGCAGGCCTCGGTCAGCATCGGGTGCACCACCTTGGTCGCGCCTTGGAAGCTGGCACCGCCGGGTGCGTCCTCGCCGAGGCCGGTGCGCCGCAGTCCCTCTTCGTACTGCTCGTCGCGCCGCTTGCGGCTTTCCTTGTCGCGGTCGAGCAGATCGAGCATGGTCGAGGCCAGCCGCGTCAGGTCCGTGCTCGGCAGCGTCTCGGCGAGGTTCGCGTAGAACTCGGTCTCTTCCGCTTCCTCGGCGTCATCGAGCGTGACGATAGCGCCGCCGTCCTCGGTGTCGCGCACGGTGCTGTCTTCGTGACCGTCGAGAGGGACCATCTCGCCCAGTTCTTCGTCGTCATTGGCCATAGGGGTTCACTCTCTCGCGCGGCGGTGATTGGATCAAGGTCTTCGGGTCCGCCTTTACCAGCTTGACCAGCCCCTTGTCGATGCATAGCCGCAGCGCCTGCGTGCAGGCGTCCACAAAATCATCGTGCTTGGTGCTGCCCTCGCCGGTGAACGAGCACAGCTGACTGACCATAGGCTCGGCCCACGTGCGGAACTTGCCCGGTGTCCGGTCGCTCTCGGGCAGCCAGAAGCGGCGCTGGGCGAAGACCGGCGAGACGATGTGCAGGCGGCTGACCTTGTCGGCCCGGCCGGGGTTGTAGGCGTAGGCCTCGATGCCGCTCTCGGCGAGCGACTGGCGCAGGCTGATGCCGCTGCCCTTGTCCTCGATCAGCAGCACGTCGGCCTTGCGGCCCGAGGTCAGCGGCTTCGCGCTGCCGTACATGGGCTTGATCAGCGCGTTGTCTTCGTCGTCGCCGTACGCGGTGTTCAGCTCGCGCTTCGTCTTGCGGATCAGCTCGGGCATGCCGAGGTGCTCGTCCCAGCAATCGAGCAGGATGACGTGCGCCACGCGCTTGATGTGGAACACGCCGAGCACGACGCACGCGGTCGGGTCCGGGTCGCCCTTCTTGTTGATGCTCGCCTCGGTGAACGCGGTGTCGAGCGACATCACGATGAAGTCGAGCTTGGGCAGCGGCTTGCTCGCGGGCCAGAGGTTGAACCACGAGCGCCGGACGATGCCCGCCTCTTCAGGATCGAGCAGCTCGCCGTCGAGTTCCTGCCTGCCGATCTTGGTGCCCTCGTAGGCCTTCAGGTTGCGGAAGAACGTCTTCGGCAGGTTGGCCTTGTTGTCATAGGTCGAGCCGGTGATGATCACGCGGCCCTCCTGCGGCGTGGTGAGCCTGCGCACCAGCGGGGTCGGCTTCGGTGTCGTGGTCCACACCACCTGCGGGTGCGGCCCAAGGCGAAGGCCGAACGCCATCATGTCCCACACGGTCTCACCATCGGTCCACGCGGCCAGCTCGTCGCCCCAGCATCGGCAGGCCTGCGGACCGCGCAGTCGATCCGGCTTCTCCGCGCTGAACCCTCGGATCGTCGCGCCGTTGGTGAGCGTCAGGATCAGGTCACTGCGGTTGTAATCTTTTACCAGTTCGTTGGGCAAGATGGACATCAGCCCGCTCTCACCCTCGAAGCACGTGAAGCGGACGTCGGCCTGTGTGGGGGCGATGACGTAGCTCGGCAGGGCGAGCGGGTCCTCATACGCCTCGCGCGCCAGCCACTCAGCCCCGACGCGCGTCTTGCCGAACCCGCGCCCGGCCATGAACCCGCACTCGGTCCAGTCGCCCTCGGGCGGTATCTGGTTGGGCCGCGCGGTCTGCGTCCAGCGCATCTGCCAGTCGACATAGGCCAGCTGCTCGGGGGATAGCCGAGGCAGCAGGTCGTCGATCTGGGCGAGCGCGGAGGTCACTGAGTGATGCCAGCCTCAATGGTCAGCTCGCGCCGGTCCATGCTGTTGTGAACCCACTGCGCCGTGGCGCGTTCGTCCCGCAGCGGCGAGCACCAGCACGCACCGGCGAAGTCGTGGTCGCGCAGATCGTTCATCGGGACGACGTGCGTCTCGACGCCAGTGCGCGTCGGTCTGACCGCGAGGGCCCACGTGGCGTGGAGAGCGCTCACTTCGCCTCTCCCTCGATGATCTTGGCTTCGCGGCGCAGCAGCCGAAGCTCCTTGCCGATCCTTGCAACTTGATCGTTTGTTGCGATGTTGACGGTGACGTTGGTGTCGGCCGCCTTGGAGCCGAAGCGCGCGGGGTCCCAGAGCGCGAGCAACTTGAGCCGTGTCTCGACACGGTTCTTGGCCCAAGCCACGTAGCCCTGATCAATGCGCTTGCTGGTGACGTTGCCCTCTTCGTCCATGTTGACGATGTTGTCGGGGCGGCGGTCGGCAATGGCCAGACACTCTTCGAGCATGGCGTCGCAACCGGCTTGGATGGCCTGATCGTGCGCGATCCTGACAGCGTCGTCCCGCTTGCGGAGCTGTGTCCACGCACTCACGTGGAAGTCCATGTCCTTCGCGATGCTCGTCATCGTATCGCCCCGGCTCAGCCTTTCGAGCACCTGCTCGATCACAATGGGGGTCAACTTGGCAGGTGTCATCGTGCGCTCCGCATGGGTCTCAGGCGTCTTCTGCCAGCACAGATAGCACCGGCCCGTGCGGAGCGCAAGAGGCTCACAGCAACGCCTCTCTGACCTCTTTCCGCCAAAGCACATACGCCGTGTACGCCTCTCGATCACCCGCCCACACACCACGATGCTGCTTGCGCAGGAACTCCAGCAGATCGGTGATCTCGGAGAACTTACCCTCCGGCAGATCGCCGTGCAGCATCTCGTACGCTGCCAGCGTTGGCTGCAGGTCGATCACCTTGGGCTCCCTGACGGCCTTCTTGCCTCCGAAAGCCTTGCGGTGGGCTAAGCACCGCCGAGTGATGCTACGCGCGCCGCCTGCCGACGCCAGAGTGTCGTACTCCACGCCGCACTCGCAGCAGTGCGAGCGCCACTCGAAGAACGGCAGCGCTCTCCCGTTGGGCCTGCGGAACTGCACGCTAACGAACTCGAACACCTGCCCACGGAACTCGACCTCGTCGCCGACCTTCAGCGGTTCGAGGGGCTTGACCACCTCGCTGAAGGTCGGCGCTTTGGCGACAGGCGGCCGGGCACGATCCGCCGCCCGATACGCGTCCCCCGCATCGCCTGCGTCAGCGAACGACCCGAGGTACTGCTTGCGCCCCTCGACATAAATCTCAGCGATGAACTTGTCGATGCGAGCGTCATACCAAACCCCGCGATGAAGCTTCGCCAGTTCTCGTTTGTCCATATCTGGTCTCCTCTCCCCCGAGTGTACAGGGGTTCCGTGTACAAAGCAACACACCAAACAGGGGATGGATGTACCATCCTAATAGGGTACATACATCCCCCTGTGTTGTGCTGCTTATATGGGTTACAACACCCTGTACAACTTTAGCAACACGTTGCAAAACGATCCCCTGAGTGAAATCAGCTCTTGCATCCCCGCGTTGCATGCGCCATACCCTGTCTCAGCGGCACGGTGCCGCGCAGGAAACCTGACCAATGACCACCCGCCCCGCCTTCCTCCAGCAGCGCCACGAAAACGGCGAGACCATCAAGACCGCCTTCGGCTCGCTGCCCTTCGAACAGCAGCGCGACGTCGACCAGTGGCTGCTCAAAGCCAGCGTTTATGGCTCGCTGACGTGGCAAGAACAGCTTCTGTTCGCCGCCATCGAAGACGGCTTGTTCCTCGACTACTAAAGGAAACACCATGAACTTCTTCCCCACCCTCAACGACGCCCTCGAGGCGGAGGGCCTCACCGCCCTCTGGCCGCTGGGTGTCAACGTCGGATACGGCGAGACCCGTGCCTTCTCGGCTGGCGGCCGCTGGATCGTGGTCTACCGCGACGAGCAGGGCCGCTACGAGCGCCCCGTCCACTACGCCACCTTGGTCCCCGAGACCTATCCGAAGGAGTACACGCTGTGACCACCGAAGAGCGCCGCTGCGCCACTACAGGCATGCGCAAGTGCGAGTGCGGCAACGTGGCGCGCGCTGGCGAGACCCAGTGCGGCCGCTGCGCCCGCACGGCGAGGGCTGAGCAGGACCTGCTCGGTCTCATCGACGATCTGAACCCGCACAGCCACGACTTCGGCGACGATCTGCGCACTATCCTCCGCCAACTTGCCGAACGCAATTAGTGCTTGCACCCTGCAACGGGACGTGCAATACCCTGTTTCAGCGGCACGGTGCCGCTGTAGGAGATTAGCCATGAGCTACCTCGAAGCAACCAAGACCGCCCCGGCTGATGCCGATTTCGTCGCCTACCGCAATCTCGGCCTCGGCTGGAGCATCGCGCAGCGTTTGCCTGACGGCGCGTTCGACACCGCTGCCGCGCTGACGCCCCCCGCACTCTCGATCTTCATCAGCGGCGTCAGCGCTCGCCGCCGGTCGCTCTGGAACTACGAGACCAAGCAGTTCGAGTGCGGCGACCTCAGTCAGCTCACGCGGGAGGCCTGAGCCATGAACCGCAAGATCGACCTCTACCGCGTCTACCGCAACGAGCGGGGCCGGATCGCACGCACCGAGTACGTCTGCTCGACGTGCTGGGCGAAGACCTGCAAGGCCGCAGTCGCCAAGTTCCACGAGATCAACGGCACCGACTATATCTCGGGCAAGAACCTCGTCCCCCTCAACGTCGAGATCAAGGGGCAGTTCGCGTGACCCTCACCGTCGCCATCCGCAACAACTACGGCCAGCGCGCCGTGTACCCCGCCTGCGAGACGAGCCGCAAGCTCGCCGCGCTGGTGGGGGCCAAGACCTTCACCGACCGCGTGATCGACCAGCTCAAGGGCCTCGGCTACGTGTTCACCGTCAAGCAGGAGACAATCTGATGGACACCTTCACCGCAACCATGATCGCCGAGGGCGTCGAGGAAGCCGACCACGACCAGATGGTCGAGGCATGGCAGACCCTGCACGACACCGGCGTCGCATACCAGCTGCAGGGCTGGTTCGGCCGCACTGCGCAGGACCTGATCGCGCAGGGCTTTATTTGCAATTAGCACTTGCACGTGCCGCTGAGGTGTGCTCTATGGTCCTCAGCGGCACGGTGCCGCGAAGGAGATACTGAGATGGCAACGTACCACGTAGTTTGCAATCGCGTCGAGGGCTCGCTCTGCCAAACCGATGACATCGTGCATGCTGGCCGCGTCGTCGACGCCCTCATGCGCACCCGTGACGACCCGAAGTGGTGCGATTACTGGGTGGTCGATGATCACGGCAACGAGTTTTATCACGACGCCGGTTTCGCCACCGTGTTCAGCGCGGCCTGCTTTGTGGAGAAGGCAGCATGACCCTCCCCGACACAGCCAAGGCTCTCAGCAACACCGGCCCCGATTTCGCAGCCTTTCTGAACCGCAGCAAGGACTACGCGGTGATCTACATATTCCCGCGCGCGGCAAACTACAGCATCGATTTCGACAGCTGCGCCGCCTGCTACGAGACCCGTTCCAAAGGCGCGAGCGAGAGCGCGCGCCGTGAAATCCGCAAACTGGAGATAGCCAAGTGATCCGCACGACCCCCGCTGTATTCCGCGAAGCGCAGGACGCCGTCATGGCCGACCGCCCCGAGCAGCTCCGTCTCAACCTCGCCGCCACGCTGCCCGCAGGCTCGCGCTGCTTCGTCGGCGTCCACGGCGGCTTCGCCATCACCCCGGACGCTGAGCTGGTCAACCTGTTCGCCGAGCGCGGCCACGGCGACGAGCTGGTGGCCGCTGCGGTCGAGCTGGGTGCCAAGCACCTCAACTGCTTCGACGGCTACCTGCCGGTGCTCTACGCCCGCCACGGCTTCGTGGCAAAAGTCCGGGTCCCGTTCGACGACCGCTATGCCCCGGCGGGCTGGACCTACGGCCGCCCGGGCGTGCTGTACATGGAGCGCGTGTGATGGGCTCCCTCGTCAGAGCTCGAGCCCGCCTGCTGGAAGCCGCTGAGCGCGATCTCCACACCTCCGCCACCCTGTCTCAGGCGCTCGCCGCGTGGGACACCGAGGAGGCTGCGCGTAGCGCGGCACTGCTCGCCAGCATCCGGGAAGACCGGGAAGACCGGGAAGCATTCAACAAAGCCATGGAGGCACTATGAGCGTCCGCTACTTCAACGTCGACCGCACCCACGAGTTCTTCGCGCCCGACCTCGAAGAGGTGCTCAACCTGCTCGCCGAACGCGCACCCGGCGTCGAGATCGTCGCAGAGCGTATCGCCAAGGGCGAACTGACCCACCGCATCCGGTTCGACGGCGCGGTCGAGGGTTGGGTCGAGGTGAAGCCATGGGCAGGCCCCGCAGAGATCGCGCGGATAGCGGCGGGTATGACGGCGGCGCAGCGCAAGTGGCTGCCATGGTTCAAGCCCGAGCCATTTGGCGGCTATCCGATTGGCATGAGTAAGCGAACGCTGGACCAGCTTATTGAGCGCGGCCTGATAGACAAGCACCGGCCTGCATACTTCGGTGCTGTCAAATGGTCCCTGTCCGCGACCGGCCAATACGTCGCCGCATATTTGAAGGAGCAGGAACGTGGGTGATGCGGACCTATTGCGCACGCTATCTCGTTTGGAGGATCGTGCTGCTACCATTCTAGCCGAGCGTGGTCTTGCCTGCGCAGACGAAGCTGACAAGCGAATCCTCCGCAGCAACTACATGCTCGCTCGCAACCGGGCTGATGTGTTCATGCAAATGGCAATGGAGGCTGAAAATGTCGGCAGCAATTGAAGCTCTTGTTCTTCGCAAACTGGCGAATGGCCCTGCCTATGCGCGGTCATTCCACACATGCAAGCCGGTTGTGGATAGGCTGGTGAGACAGGGGCGGATTCGGCGCGTAGCCCCACATGGAAGCCGAATGAAGAACATGATCGAACTTGCCCCAATTCCTCGCGCGGTAATTGGCCGGAATAATCCCACCGGACAGGTTGCGCGCGAGGAAACCACCAAAGCAAAGGCCCCACACCATGACCGCTAACCTAACCGAACAACTCGCCGCGCTGAGTGAGGCGGAACTTCTGCCGTGCCCGTTTTGTGGCAGTCGCAATTTGCATGTGCACGACAGCGTTTCGTCTTACGTCGAATGCAATGATTGCCATGCAGAAGGCCCGTGGAACGATGGTAGTTTGGTTGAAGCCCTCGCCGCATGGAACACCCGCGCCAACCAGATCGCAGTGACCGGGCCGGATGCTGTGGAGCGGGTGGCGCGGGCACTTTGTGAGCAAGCCATCCTTTCGCAGTATCAGATTGGGGCTGATCCAGTTGACCTAGCCCCATTTCGCGCCGTGGAAGTGGGTCATATGTGGCCTGACTGGACGGATGCCGCCACCGCCGCCCTCGCCGCGTTTACGGGGAGGGTGTGATGGCATCTTGCCGCGACTGCAAGCTGTATGACCTCGACGCGGTAAAAGATCGCGCCGGTCGTGTGCGCCGTGACCGCGCTGCGCAATGCCTATGGCGACCGGAAAGCATCGTACTGCCGGATAGCGTAAAGTTGTTGGCCCCGGTGATAACCAAGATGCAGCCGGATGACGGCCAGCGGTGCAAGCGTTTTATCAAGAAGGCTATCCCATGACCGAAGAACGCGACATCAGACAGGCTTGCGAGGAAGCGGGGGTGCGGTACGATAAGGGCTGGCTCTTCAACAGTGACAACTCCGGTGCGTTCCTCCTCGCCCTCGCCCGCAGGATCAAGGCCGAACGGGAGGCGGTGCCGCAGGATCACTGGACAACCGTTGGCGCGATTAAGGCTGCGCGGTCACTTATCAAGTCCGCAGATGACTTGTCCTACGCTGCCCAGCTTACAGGCGGGAC